CTTGGATGCTTTGGATCGTGACACTACGAGTGATAGTGCTTATGACCTGCATGACCAGTTGACCTCGATGTTTCAAGCTCTAGATAAGTTTGAGGCAGTGGTACAACGAGCCGTAAAAGTTGTCCCTAATAAAAATTAGGTTTTTTGGTTGACTATTATGGCATCTGTGCTACTATGATGTATAAGTTGAAATTAAGGAGTTAAACATGTCAGAGCAATCTAAAGATTTTATGCGTTCCACACTTGCTGCCATTTCACACATGAGCCACGAAGAGTTACAAGATGTAGTTGACGCTGTTCAGATGCGCCGCGCTTTCCTAGCGAAAAAGGCTGTTCGTAGTTTTGTGGTTGGTGACCGTGTCAAGTTTGACGGACGTAATGGGACGGTTGTTGGCGAGATCACCAAAGTTAACCGCAAGAACCTGGTTGTTCGAGACCTTAACTGTGGGACCAAATGGCGTGTACCAGGCCACATGGTTAGCCCAGCCCTGGGCATTGGTGCTTAAATATGGCAGAGGTTATTGACTTTCCCACAGGCTGTGTGCTACCGTTAAATCAGATTCAAAAAGAATGGGTTGAAACGGTAGCAAACGAGGCTGTGGATAATCTGGACATAGCTGACATTATGGACCTCATAGAAGGCATAGAGAAATTTTATGGCAAAGAACTCACTACTAACGACTAAGAAGAAAAAGAAATCGACCCCCCGACGAGTTAAATCAGGCATTGGTGCTATTTCTGCAGATAAAGGCTACAAGCATTTTTTTCAGAAAGTGCATAGTGAAGTTGAATCTAAAGAATATGTTAGCATTGTCAAGGGTTATGTGCGCAAGGCGTATGACAAGCCAACTGCACAGGCTATTGCTGCCAACCCAGACTACAAAATGTCTAACAGTGGATTTGCTGCTTGGTGTTATTGGACTAACATTTACAGTGATAAACCATTTGCTCAAGGTGATTTCCCTGAGTTTGCTGGTGCAAAGAACGATGAAGATCAGTATAATCAGAGTACCAAATACTACACAGATAAACTTGCTGCACTAGCAGAATCTGGTAAAGAACTTGTTGCTGCAAAGAAGGTAGAAGAAAAAGTTAAAGGTAGTGTCTACAAGCCCAGCATACAAGAACGTATGCGTGAGCAGCTCAGTGACATTATTGGGCAGTTTGAAGAATGGACAGACTTGCAACCTAGCAACGACATTCCTGCAATGTTTGACTATCTCAAGAGCAACACTGTAGCCCAGGCACATATCGGAAAGATTCGCAGTTACTACGAGCCAGTGGCAGCAGAGTTTCAGGCTCTGACACAGAAAGATTGTCCTGAAGATCTTGCAGAAGGCTATAAACATCTTAGCAAGGCTGATATTAAACAGATGATCAAATTCTTTGATACAATGTTTGGCGACCTTGATGCATATGCTAACCTTAAAAAAGCAACACGAGCAACTCGTAAGCCCAAGCCCAAGAGTGCTGATAAACTGGTTGCTAAACTTAAATTTAAAAAGGACGATGATCGTTACAAAATTGTTAGTGTTGATCCTACTACAGTAGTAGGTGCTACAGAACTTTGGGTATTTAATACCAAGAACCGCAAGTTAGGCAAGTATGTAGCACAAGAGCATGCAACTTTAATGGTTAAAGGCACTACATTGCAGTTTTATGATGAGAAGCTCAGTGTACAAAAGACCCTACGGAAGCCAGAAGCACAACTTAAAGAGTTTGGAAAAGCTGGCAAAGTAGTATTACGGAAGTTTATGGATGACATCAAGGCAACCGAGACAAAAATGAACGGTCGCCTCAACGAGCACATAGTACTACTTAAAGTTTCTAAATAAATACTATATGAAGCAGGGGAATTTAATCCCCTGCTGTTTTAGGAACTTTTATCGATGGCTGATCTAACTACACTACGAAAAGATATTACTGATTACATCTATCTTCGTTTAGGCGGGGCAATGGTAGACGTTGAGCTGGATCCAGAGCACTATGATATGTGCATTAACCAAGCGGTGCGTAAATATCGACAAAGAGCCGGGAGTAGTGTTGAAAGTAGTTATCTATTTTTATCTATCCTTGAAAATCAGCAGGAATATGTTCTTCCTGACGAAGTACAAGAAGTAAGACAGGTTTTTCGTCGTAGTGTAGGCAGTGGTAGTTCAGATACTGGAACACAATTTGAGCCTTTTGAAGCAGCATTCGTTAACACTTACTTGCTTCAAGCAGGGCGTGTGGGTGGTCAAGCAACCTACGAAATGTATTATCAGTATCAAGAACTCAGTGCTAGAATGTTCGGTGGCTTTGTTAACTTTGAATTTAACCCAGTAACTAAAACTGTCACACTCTTGCGTAAGTTTAGTGCTAGCGGTGAAAAGGTTGTGCTCTGGGTATATAATACAAGACCAGAATCTGGATTGCTACAAGATCAACAGATCCAGCCTTGGATACAGGATTACAGTCTAGCACTTGCTAAGTTTACATTAGGTGAAGCAAGATCCAAGTTTAGCACTATTGCTGGACCACAGGGCGGCACGAGCCTCAACGGTGACACACTAAAGGCAGAAGCACAAGCAGAGATGCAGCAACTAGAAGAAGATCTAAAGAACTATGTAGATGGTTCCGATCCACTCAGCTTTCTAATAGGTTAATTATTTTTTTATTTGCTTTTAAATCTTAACGTAGTATAATAAACACATGCTAATAGGAATTATTGGATTAATAGGTTCTGGTAAAGGCACAGTTGGCGATATGCTGATTGAGCAAGGTTTTGAGCATGAAAGTTTTGCCAGTTCACTTAAAGATGCAGCCTCCAGTATTTTTAATTGGGATAGAACACTGCTAGAAGGAACTACTCCTGCTAGTAGAGTATGGCGTGAGCAAGTTGATTCTTGGTGGAGCGACCGTTTAAATATTCCAGATTTTAGTCCAAGACTTGCATTGCAGCTATTAGGCACAGAAGTTTTCCGTAATCACTTCCACCAAGATACTTGGATTTTAAGCATGGAATCTAGGCTTAAAGACTCCAAGAGTAATAAAGTAATTACTGATGTTAGATTTCCCAATGAGATTGCCATGGTGAGAAGACTGGGCGGGGTAATTGTTCGTGTTAAGCGCGGAGATGACCCACTGTGGTTTGACTTTGCAGCCAAGCAACCAGATGATATGCATGTAATGTATCCAGATGTTCATGCCAGTGAATACAGTTGGGCTGGCATTACACCAAATTATTTAATTACAAATGACGGATCCATAGAAGATTTAAATAAAGTAGTTAAAGATCTTCTGTCAGATCTCCTTGAGTCCATCCCGTCCTAGACAACTCATAGTTACAATTAAGACAAACTGTTCTTAAATTAGTAGTGGCAACGTGTTGCTGATTTCTGTCGATTTGAAATACTTCTAGTTGGCCAGCCATCACAGGTTTAAATCCACATTGTTCACACGCCGCCTTTTTCTGATACCCAGCGCGATACCAAATTGGTCCTAACTTTTTTTCATTTATTGTATATTTAATACATGAATCACATTGTGAACGATAATAGACTTTGTTATTTTTATGAAAATTAACAGCTCGCGGGTTTATATTACATGTTTTACATAAAAGGCGAACATGTGGTTCAATTTTTTCTTTTCTTTCTTGACGAATCTTTTTAAGACGTTCTTTTTCTCTAGATTTCTCTAACCGGCGTTGGTCACGACTTTCTTTTAGTCGTTTAGATTCTAGTTCACGCTTGGCTCTTTGCAGTTTCTTTTGTTCTCGTTTATCATCAATAAGTTTCTTTTTTTCTAATCTTGCCTTTCTTCTTTTTTCTTTTTCAGCTTCCTTTTTTGTTCTTTCCTGGCGTTCTTGATCAGTAAGTTGTTTAATTTTAGTTTTTTGACCGCCAGGTCTTTTGTTATAACCGTTAGCAATAGAATTATATTCAACTATGAAACTATCTTCTATTTTGAGAGTCCATTCACGATCATAACTTTGGTAAATTGGTTCAATAAAAAATTTATCACACCCAAGAGTTCGCATTTCTTCATGAAGTTTTGTTTTTGACTTCCCTGATCTTGCCTGATACTTATGCATACTCCATCTTGAGTTTACTGTGTTAGATGTAAATCCTATATAAACTTTTTTATTGATAGAATTTGATATTTTATATATACTATAGATATTTTCCATTGCTGATTGCTCCCTTTAGCAGTTAGAGTAGGTGGAGTTGGGGCTCGCGACCTACATTACTATTTATATAAAAAATAAAAATTTATTTTTGTAGTTTTTAAAAAAATATTTTTTTCCTTTACCTTTACCAAACTTGCCTAAATACAGTGTTTTCTGTTGCATTCGATAAATATATTTAATAAATCTTTATATGAAGGATGAGCAAAAAACATGGCTTTAGTATCACCCGGCGTAGAAGTTACAGTAATTGATGAAAGCAACTATGTTGCTAATACAGCTGGAACAGTAGCATCAATTATCGTAGCAACAGCCCAAGACAAGACCAGTGGAACCGGAACTGGAACCGCACCTGGAACAACTGCTGCAAACGCAGGTAACACATATCTAATTGGTAGTCAGAGAGAACTAGTATCAACCTTTGGTAATCCACTATTTTATCAGACTGCTAGTGGTACTCCTATTAATGGACACGAAATTAACGAATACGGATTGATGGCTGCTTATAGCCTTCTAGGATCCAGTAACCGAGTTTATGTAACCCGTGCAGATGTTGACTTAGCAGAGCTAACATCAAGCACTAGCAGACCACTTGGTACTCCAAGCAACGGTGTTGTTTGGTTAGACACTGGCAGTGATAGCCGCTGGGGGATTTTCGAATGGAGTCAGACAGCTGGCACATTTACAAACAAGGTTCCAACAGTTATTACTAGCACTGACGATTTATCTGGCGGTATTCCTAAAGCATCGATTGGAACAATTGGTAGCTATGCTATTGTAGCAACTAACACAAGCAATCCAGTATACTACAAAAACCGTAGCAATGCGTGGGTACTAGTCGGTAGCGCAAGCTGGCAGCAGAGCTGGCCAACAACTGCTGGCACAGTAGCAAGCCCAACATTAACAAACGGCAACACTATTACAATTAACGGCTCAACTGTTACACTTAGTGGAACAACTGTTACTGCACTTGCATCAAGTATTGTAAACGCCTCTATTACTGGTGTTACAGCATCCGCAGTTGATAACAAGATTGAAATTTATGCTACGAGTTCAGCAGCTAGTGATGGTTCAACAACCGACGGTAAAATCCTTCTTGCTAACGGTACAGGAACAATCCTAACAGACACTGGCTTATCAGCAGGAACATTTGCATGTCCTCTCATCCAGCAGAGCGCACACTACACTGTTCCAGAATGGAAGAGCACAGACACAACACCGCGCCCAGCAGGCAGTACTTGGGTTAAGACAACTTCAAGTAACCTAGGTGCACTTGTTGATGTTAGTGTATACAACTCAACAACTGCACAGTTTGAAAGCGTAAGTGTTCCACTTTATGAAAACGATCGCACTGCAAACAAAAACCTTGATGCAACTGGCGGAAAAGCAATTGCTGTTGGAAGTTATTATATGCAGTTTGATGTTACTGAAAATGACACGGCAACTTTTAAATTGTTCCGCAGATATGCAACTGGCGCAATGGATGTTACAGGCACAGTAAATGCAGCCGCTCCAATTACAAGCGGTAACACATTTACAATCCAAGCTAGTGTTGCAAACAGCACTGCACTTTCAACCGCAGTTACAGTAACAACCAGTGGAACAGGCATTGCAGATATTGCTGCTGACATTACTGGTGCTGGTGTAGCAAACGTTAGTGCAAGTGTAACTAGTTCAGGTTACTTGCAAATCACACATGCACTTGGTGGCACTGTTGTACTTAAAGACACTAGTGGTACTCCAGTAGCTGATGCAGGATTTAGTACTGCAATCACAACTGGGCAAGTTAGAGCAGGTAACGACAGTAACTTAATCCTAAGTAACTGGGTTGCACCTACTTACACTGCAAGCAGCACCGCACCAAGTTCAGATCCACGTAACACACGTAGTTGGTATCATGGCGGTACAGAAGCTGATATTATGATCAGCGACGGCACAAACTGGAAAGGTTATCAGAATGTAACAAGCGATGCTCGTGGTTATGATTTGAGCAACACTGATTCAACTGGTGTTATTTTTGCTGCAACAGAGCCTACTACACAAATTGACGAAACTGCACTAGTAGTTGGTGATTTGTGGATCGATACTGGTGATTTGGAAAACTATCCAATGCTTTATCGTTATCAGGTTGTAGACAGTGAAAACCGTTGGGTATTAGTCGATAAAACAGACCAAACAACTGAAGATGGTATCTTGTTTGCTGATGCTCGCTTTATGGGCGACACAACTACAGACGTAGTTACTGGCACACTTACAACAACAGCCGCATTGTTAACCAGCGATGTTACTGACATTGATGCACCAGATGCTAGTTTATATCCAAGAGGCATGTTACTATTCAACACACGACGTAGTTCATACAACGTGAAAGAATTCCGTAGCAACCACTTTAGCAGAACAAACTTCAGTGACACTACACTTTACCCAACACTTCCAACAGAAAAGGATGCGTGGGTATCAGTAAGTGGCAACAAAGATGACGGTAGTCCTTATATGGGACGCAAGGCTGTTCGTAAAATTGTTGTTGCAGGTTTGAAATCAGCTATTGATAACAGTGAAGCACTCAGGGAAGATGCACGTAACTTTAACATTATTGCAGCACCTGGATATCCAGAACTAATTAATAACATGGTATCACTTAATAACGATAGACGTAACACAGCGTTTGTTGTAGGTGACACAAGCATGAGACTTGCTGCTACTAGTACTGCAATCCAGAACTGGGCAAGCAATACCGCGGCAGTAACAGACAACAGTGAAGACGGATTGACAAGTGCAGATCCTTACTTAGGTGTATTTTATCCAGCTGGTCAGACAACCGACCTCAGTGGTAACACTATTGTTGTTCCAGCAAGTCATATGGCGCTAAGAACCATTGCTAGAAGCGATGATCAGAGCTTCCCATGGTTTGCTCCAGCAGGAACACGCCGTGGACTAGTTGACAATGCCAGTGCTATTGGTTACATCAACAGCGCAACTGGTGAGTTTGTTGTAGACAACGTTAGAGAATCACTACGTGATACACTTTACGCTAATAGAGTTAACCCAATTACATTCTTTAATGGTGTTGGATTAATGAACTACGGTAACAAGACCCGTGCAGCAACTTCAAGTTCACTGGATCGTATTAACGTGGCGCGCCTGGCAGGTTATCTACGTGGTCAATTACAAGCAACAGCACTAGGTTATGTGTTTGAGCCAAACGACAAGATTACACGTGATGAGCTTAAAGAGCGAGTTGAACAGATTATGAACGACTTGGTTGCAAAGCGTGGCATTTACGACTACTTGGTAGTTTGTGATGAAACAAATAACACAGCAACAAGAATTGATCGCAACGAACTATATGTTGATGTTGCGATTGAGCCAGTTAAGGCTGCTGAATTTATCTTTATTCCGATTCGCCTAAAGAACACAGGTGAAATTGGAGCAGGTAACGTAGCCTCAGCAAACGCTGTTTAAAGCACAAAGAATAATGAAATTAATGGGGGGTATACGTTTTACCCCCCATTTTTTGTGGCCCAGAATAGATAAATACTTTTAACATATATTATAGGAGACACGACACATGTCCGTTTCATCATTAACAAAATTTACTGTACCATTAGACAGTGATCAATCAGCATCTGCACAGGGCTTGCTAATGCCCAAGCTAAAGTATCGCTTCCGTGCGTTATTTGAGAATCTTGGTGTGTCTACTCCCCGTACAGAATTAACTAAGCAGGTCATGGACATTACTCGTCCAAGCTTAACATTTGAAGAAATTGAAATTCCAGTTTATAACAGCCGAGCATACATTGCAGGTAAACACTCTTGGGAAGCAATTACAGTTAACTTCCGTGACGATGTCAACGGCAGCGTTAGCAGACTACTTGGAGAGCAAGTACAGAAGCAGTTCGACGTTATGGAACAATCCAGTGCAAGTTCTGGTATTGACTATAAGTTTATTACCCGTTTTGAAATTCTTGACGGTGGCAACGGTGCAAGTGTTGCAAACGTCCTTGAAACCTGGGAATTATACGGTTGTTTCCTAACTAGCGTTAACTATGGCGAGCTTAACTATGCATCAAATGAGCCAGTTACAATTGCTGCAGGCATTAGGTTTGATAATGCTATCCAAAGCCCAATTGGCGATGGTGTAGGTGCTACAGTAGCAAGAACTCTTGGACAAACAATTACTGGTTAATAGCCCTTTACTATAGAATTACAAAGACCCTCCGAATCGTTCGGGGGGTTTTTTGTAAAGTATACACATAATCTAACAGCATAAATAGTTGTAATAAGGAGATATCTGTGGCTAGTGCTAATACTATTTTAAATGCCCTTGCAAAAGGCGATCAGATCAAAGACTTTCAGCATGCAGCCAGGTTGTTTGTTGATAATAACTATGAACTACAGCCTCGCTTCAGCAATCTCTTTCATGTAGTTTTTAATCTCACTCCACAAGCAGCAACACTATTTAATTCTGTTGATAAGATGGAAATCAACATGTTGGTTAAAACTATTGATTTGCCTACATTTAACATTGATACTCAGACTCACAATCAGTATAACAGACAAGTGCATAGTCAACACAAGCTAAACTATAATCCGGTAACAATTACTTTTCACGACGATCAGAAAGATTTAATTAGAAGTTTTCTGCATACGTATGCTAACTTTTATTACAACGATAGTAAGTATAATTTGGGCAGCGGTAGTTATAGTACAAATGATCGTTATGGCGGATATACAAGCGAAGATTATGGTATGAGCGACGGTAATCAACGATTCTTTAAAGACATTAGAGTTTATTCTATGTTGCAAAAAAGATTTGCTGAATACACCCTGGTTAATCCCATGCTTACTGCCTTTGGGCATGACAGTCATAGTTATGCAAACACTGGTGTTATGCAACATACCATGACAATTCAATACGAAACTGTCAAATATGCAACTGGATTTGTAAACAACATTAACCCTAAAGGATTTAGTGACATACACTACGACAAGTCACCTAGTCCTCTTGGTGTGTTTGGCGGCGGTCTTGGGGATAGCGTCTTTTATCAGGGAGGACTTGTTGATGCTGCAAATACTGTAGCAACTGACCTGTCCAATGGAAATATACTTGGTGCTATTATTAAAGGCGGAGTTATTTTTAACAATACCAAAGATTTAGACTTGGGTAGAGTACTGGAAAAAGATTTAGAACGAGCTGCGGGTAGTATTCTTCGTGGAAAGAATCCCCTTACTGATGTTATATTGCCTAATGTGTTTGGTACTGACAGAATCAATACTGGTGAGCCTAGAACAGGCACTGGTGCTCCGGTGGACAGATCTACAGGAAGCAGCAATAACACAAGCAATGCTGTAACCAGTAACGGCAGTAATATTATCCAAACAGTATATGACAACATTAGTGATTTTGTATCTAATCCGTTTAATCTAGGAAATGCAACAACAGTTCCAAATACTACAGCCTCTCCTGCAACTCCTGCAAGGCTCAGTGACTTTACTACTCCCGTTGGCCCACAGACATCTTCTGTAATTTTAAGGCAACAACAAATAAATGACAGAATCCAACAATTACAAAATCAAATTACCAATGATCCAACCAATACAGTTTTAATAAAAGAAAGAGATGCTCTTATTGTAAGACGAGTGCAAGAGACCGGAAAGTAATAATATGACAACACAAAATACAGCATTGCCTATTATTAGCACGTCTGATAACATTGACTTACGAGTTAATGAATATTTTACCACACAGTTTAGTCCCAAGGGTAAATTTACAGACAATGACTATGAACTGGTTAAGAGTTTCTGTGTTAGACGTACTAGTAATGACGAAGCAGCCGCTAGTTTAACCGCAGCTATTTTAAATGCTGTTAACGAACTAGGATTATACGCTAGTGATGTAATTAACAAGTTTGAGAACAGTGATACGAAAGTTACTGTGCCACTGTTGCTCAATGCAAGTAGAAAAGGCACTAGTCTACTTGGGTATATTAATGACAAGACCCCACCAGCAACAGTGCAGCAGCAAGTAAAGACATAAGACATGGCCAATAAATGGGCAAACGGTTTATTTGAAGTTAAGAATCCAGCGAAGTATGCTGGAAATAAGGTTCCCAGATATAGAAGTAGTTGGGAATTTGCGTTCATGCAGTTTGCTGATAATCACCCCAGTGTAATACAATGGGCTAGTGAAAGTATACAGATACCTTATAGAAATCCCTTAACTGGTAAACAAACAATCTATGTTCCTGATTTTATTATTGTGTATCAAAATAAAAACGGAACTCGCCGTGGTGAATTAATTGAGATAAAGCCACAGAGTCAAACCATGCTTACAGAAAAAACAAGCCAGAGGGACAAGATGGCGTTAGCAGTTAACCATGCTAAATGGTCTGCCGCTGCTAACTTTTGCAAACTTAAAGGGTTAACTTTTAGAGTGGTCACTGAAAATGACATTTTTCACCAGGGTAAAAAGCGTAGATAAGTATTAGTATGACAAAGAAATTAGAATCACTATTTGACCTTGAAGACCACGATACTCCTGAGATAACTGTTGAAGAAAATCTAAGTATTACCAATGAGGACAATACTGGAGTTCTTGTGTTTAAAGAAACTATTATGAGCGAAGTAGATAAAATTGACGCTGCTTTGCCTACTATTAGAGATTTAGAAACTAGTGACAATGAACTAGATGACATTGCCGCCACAGCTAGAAAAACGTTTGATGACCTCATGGATCTGGGAATGAACGTGGAAGCTAGGTTCAGCGGCGAAATCTTCAATAATGCTAGTCGCATGCTAGACACTGCCCTAACAGCAAAAACCAATAAAATTAACAAGAAACTAAAAATGGTTGAGCTACAGTTAAAGAAGGCCACCCTGGATGCAAAGAATAAACAAGATGACCCAGCTAGTGTTGCAGCAGATGGCGAGGGTGTGATCATGGATCGTAACGCTCTTCTTAATGAAATTCTGGGCAAAAAAGCATAAATATAATATAGGATGATTATATAAAATGAAAAGTTTGACACACTACTTAACTGAGAGCGAACGCACTTATAACTTTAGACTTAAGATCGCTAATATGATCGAAGATGAAGTTATGGACAAGTTAGAAACTGCTCTAGAAAAATACGATATGAAGAGTATTAGCAAGCCTAAGAAAACTCCTATCCAAGAACACCCCATGGACTTTCAGACATTATCAAATGCTGAAGTTTACATCATGGATGCAGAGCTACAGTATCCCGCAACAGCGTATCAGTTATACGAATACATTAGCCAGACAGTGGGCATTCCTGCTAATCAGCTAGTTGTAATCAACAAGGATCATCCAGAAGAAATTGCACGTGAAGAAGCACTCAAAGAAGAGGGTGACGAATATGTTACTAAACTTGATGATGCTGAATACACAGATGCTACAAAACATGATGTTGCCAAAGTGTTCGGAGATGAATACAATGCTAACATGTTAAAAGAACTTGAAACTCGCAAATACGAGTTTGCTAAAAAGGATTAATACAATGCACATGATTGATGTAATGAAAAAGTTGCAAGAGATTGCAGAAGATGGTTACAATAACGAAGACATCCAGCGTGGTATTGATGCTGCCGGCAAACACACAGTTGCAGAAGCTCAAAGCCCAGCTCAAAAAGCTGCCTTCCAGAAAATGTTGGATGATGAAGAAGAAGCTGTTGAAGAAGCAGTAGAGGCTGTTGAACTTGAAGAAGGCGGTTCAGGTGATGCTCCTATTAGTAAGATGAGCCGTGCAGAGCTTATTGATTATTTAGGTACCACTGACGCAGAAGTTGCCAACATGAGCGATGACGAATTACGT